TCCAATATATCAGGAGACGAAAGATTTATCGAAACTAAAGGCTCGTTAGAGTCTGTTACGGTGTAATTCTGATTTAAATCTGCCACTGTACTATTATAGTAAGCGAGGAGAACCAACAGGTCGGAGGTTCCAATGATGCCGTCCCCGTTGAGGTCTGGAGAATTTAGTGAGTACCCGACTGAGCTTGAGCTGTTTATGAGGGATAAAAGTTCTTCAGCTAACAAAGAAGAAATGTCCGAAAAGCTTACAGTTCCGCTACCATCAGTCTGAAATACATACCCCGCTGTTCCGTCAGCTGTAGGCATGGTGTAATCAGACTCTTCAAACCCTGTTCCTGTTCCTATTATTATTTTCCCATCTGCAATTGATTCGAGCAAGCCAGTAGCACCTGTAGCTCCCGTAGCGCCTGTAGCTCCCGTTGCTCCTATAGCGCCATCTGCTCCATTCAGACCATCAGCACCATCTGCGCCTGTCTGTCCTGTAGCTCCTGTAGCACCTGTTGCTCCTGTAGCACCATCTAAGCCATCAACACCATCAGCACCTGTCGCACCTGCCACACCAGTTGCTCCAGTTGCTCCTGTAGCCCCTGTAGCACCTGTAGCTCCTGTCGCACCAGCAGCACCAGTAGGTCCAGCAGGACCAGTATCTCCAGTATCTCCAGTTGCTCCTGTCGCCCCAGTAGCGCCCGTTGCTCCTGCAACACCCGTAGCGCCTGTTGCCCCAGTCGCACCGTCTATACCATCAGCACCAGTAGGTCCAGCAGGTCCTGTGTCTCCAGTTGGTCCTATCGGACCAGTATCTCCAGTACCTCCAGTAGCTCCCGTTGCACCTGTAGCTCCCGTTGCACCCGTTGCACCTGTAGCTCCCGTAGCTCCCGTAGCTCCAGTAGAGGTAAAATCAATCCAATTAGAGTTGTCAGTTCCATCTTTAAGGATGTATACCGTTTGGTCACTCTCAACATAGACCATCATTCCTTCTGATCTTCTAGCTGGGGTGATATCATTTCTTTCTGTAATGTCAGCCACTGACCTAAGCCCGCCTTTGCCGTAAACAGAGTCGTGCGTTGGAAACGTATCAGTACTATCTGTCGGTGATATAAAGCTTGTCACCTTAATTCCTCCTGGTATATCTGCCATTTTAGCTTACTTGAATATTAATAGATCCGCCAAGAACGTTCTTAGTCCTGTACACTCTATAATTTGTGGTTTGCGAATATGCGTTAGTTACACTAACTAACCCATAAGACCAGCCGTTTTCAGTATTACCAAAAAATGAATCATCTGACGAGTCAGCCATAGCTACGGCTAAGTTTGTCGATGTGTCTTTAAAACCAGTCACGGCTGTAGGAGACCCGAAACTATCAGGCCAAGCAAAAAACTTGTAATCCCCAGCCGAAAAACTATAAGTAGCACTTTCAGTGCTTCTAAGAGGGCTATTAGCAAGTGATTTTATTGATGATTGGTCTAAAGACGGTAAACTACTAGTCCCGTAGTAAACTCTCCACCTCCAAGAAAAAATACTAGTCTTTGTAAAAATATTGCCTTTGTTATTATCAGCCCTAACAGTAAATGTAACACTGTTTGCAGATGTCACGACAATAGGCGCGTGAGATGCGTTGTAAGGGGATACTGTAGAAACGTCTGTAGCTATTGTTCCTGAAGCTGCTCCTGAATAGTAAATGTCTAAAGTGTCTGGTTCGACATTTGACGAGTTATTTATAGTCCAAGAATAAATCCTGTTTGAAGCAAACTCTTGACCAACTTCAAGGGGTGAAGACTGATTAATAGAAAAAGTTGCAAAACTTGGTGCTTGATAAGGATACAATAACCCATCAAACATTTCCTGAAGAGAGACGCTGTCAAAAGTAGATCCAGCATCCCAGCCTCCCAAACTAGAAGATGTAGGCTCAGTGTTAGTATACAAAAAATCTGGCCCCGTTCCGCCCGTAGCTCCTGTCGCACCTGTCGCACCTGTTGGACCCGCAGGTCCTGACGGGCCTTGAGGTCCTGCGTCTCCTGTTCCGCCCGTAGCTCCCGTAGCGCCTGTCGCACCAGTAGGTCCCGCAGGCCCATCCAACCCTCTTATCCCAAAGTAAAAAGAATAATCTTGACCTTCTGTAAACGTTAAACCAGAAAGACCAGCACCTCCAGTAGATGATGTTACTTTAGTACCAATAATCGGTGATGAAATGGGTGCTACATCTACGCTACCAGAAAAAATGGTTTCAACGTCTCCATTCCCATCATATCCAGAAATTATCAAAAACGGATCTTCTGTTGCAAGATTTAAAAACAATTGAGGCCCATAAAAAAACAATGAATATTCCCCAGACCCCTGATAGTAAAACTCACCATTTTGCAAACTAAAAAGAGTAGAGTTGTTTGTAAATATCTGCCCAGCAGCAAGGCCATTCGCACCCGTAGCTCCCGTAGCACCCGTAGCGCCAGCTGCTCCCGTTCCGCCCGTAGCACCAGTAGCACCTGTTGCTCCAGTAGCTCCGTCTATACCATCCGCGCCAGCAGGACCTGCATCGCCCGTTCCGCCTGTTGCTCCCGTAGCGCCCGTAGCGCCTGTAGCACCTGTTGCTCCAGTAGCTCCGTCTATACCGTCAGCTCCAGCAGGGCCTACGTCTCCTGTTCCGCCCGTGGCTCCAGTAGCACCAGTTGCTCCAGTAGCACCAGTAGCACCTGTTGCTCCAGTAGCTCCTGTTGCGCCATCTACGCCATCTGCGCCAGCGGGTCCTGCGTCTCCTGTTCCCCCAGTCGCGCCAGTTGCTCCAGTAGCGCCAGTTGCTCCAGCAGCTCCTGTCGCACCATCTAAACCGTTAAACAAAAACGTTATTCTATAGGACTTACCGACTTCTAGACTTCCGCTTGAAATTTTTTGAACTGGGAACCGATAGCGAGAATTAAAGTTATTAAGCGTGCTCGCAGTGACAGAGTATAAAATAACAACTGACCCAAGTTCTTCTGCAATTTGAATAACACCAAGAGTGTCATCATATATCTCACTAAAAAGTGAAGTTAAATTATTTCCGAAAGAGTCAATAACGCTAATATAAAATTCAGATGTGGTAGACGAATATGCAAATTGACCAGTTGTAGTGCTTGTGTCTGATACAAAATCATAAAGAAACCCAACTGATGCCCCATCAGGTCCTGTTGCGCCGTCAGCTCCAGCAGGGCCTGCGTCCCCCGTTGCACCAGTCGCCCCAGTCGCTCCTGTAGCTCCAGTCGCACCAGCTGCGGCAATAATCGTAGATATGTCAGTCCATCCGCTTGCGCTATTTATATTGCTTGAATCCACAAGCATATAAAAAGCAGACTCCGACTCGACATAAACAATAGTTACATTCTCCTTAAGCTGGTCTGACTTTGGCGACAAAGCATAAAGACCAGCTAAGTCGGCTACTGAACGACCTCCACCTCTGACGAAATCAGAGTCTACAAAACTTTTATCTGCGTTGTTGTGACCGTATTCACCTGCGCGTCCTACTTCTACTGCCATTATCCTATTTGTAAGAAGTTGTTATTAAAAGCATTTGTAGAGTTGCTCTTATAAACTCTGTATGTTGTGATAACCCCATACCTATTTCTTAAACTGAAAGTGCCAATATTTGTAAATGCACCTAGAGTAGGGGAAACACCGTCTAGGTTCATTGTTGATATAGTGTTGGTCCCTGGATAGAAAATGTACATGTACTTGTTGGTGGTTTGTACCGTATATGAGTTTGTACTTCCTATGCTTGATGGGTAGGAGCCCGTTTTTATTTCCCTCTCGTTGTTGCCGTTATCATCTCCCCCAAAAGCATCATAAACAGCTTGAACCTCGCTGTCTGTAGAGGATGTACTCAGCGCCGTGGTATCAAAACAAACCTGATACGAGTAGTAATAGTTTATATCGTTAAACTCGACATACCTTGTAGCTCCATATTGACTATCCACTAATACCCTGTACTCATGAGGCGATGGTTCAGCTGTTAAGTCTATAACTCCATCAGTAATGACGGTTATTGAGTCAGTGCTTATGTTAAACAGAATGTCCTGCTCTGTAGAATTATTCGAAAGCCCCGTTAAAACATAAGCAGAGCTAGGAGCTGTTATTTGTCGCCAATTAGACCCAATTTTTATTTGAATAGCAGAACCATTCACTGGATCATATGCTTCTTCCCTTTTGACATCATAACGCAGTCCAGTCTGAACATCACCATACTCTCTTACCGTAGAAGTTGTATTTGTTGCGGCAGGTATAGAGGAATTGATTCTAGTTATTTGCTGATCAAGAACTTCTGGGCTGTTAAACGATTGAGCAGTCACATAATCATACCTTATTTGCTGAGTTGTACCAGTAGTGTTGTCAGTTACTAAAACTCTAAAGTGGAAGTAATTTGATGCGCTGTACGCTACATTCGTGTTGTAGCTCGCTGTTTTGCTTGGAGCGTTATAAAAAACGTCTGAGTCAGTGTATGAAACTACATTGGTCCATGATCCTGTAGGGATGGAAGACGATGTTCCAAGTTGATATTGTATGGTGGCAGAACCATCAGCGCCAACGTTTTGAATCCCAAAGTTTACAGTTACGCTTATCGTAGACGCTGTTGCTGGATGCTGCCAGTCTGGACCCGTCCCAACACTAATGGTTGGTGAAGGATTAACAGCATCTTGAAACGCATCAGTCAGCACTTCTATCGCGGTTTTCCCTTGTGATGGGACAGTATCGCCATTTAAATACTTACCAAAAGACTTTATTATACTTCCTTCATTGGGTATGTTTAATACATAGTTTTGAGTAAATCGTTCTTGGTCAACTACAGCTCTTCCTTCAGTAACAGTCAATCCAAATACAGAATTAAACTCAATTGCATCAGGATTTGAGGCAGTTGGTCCACCTTCTTGAAACACACTGCCTACGACACCTGTTGCTCCTGTCGCGCCTGTAGGACCAGCCGCTCCTGTCTGTCCAGTTGCGCCCGTCGCTCCCGTCGCTCCCGTCGCGCCATCTGCGCCATTCGTACCATCCGCTCCTGTCTGTCCAGTTGCTCCTGTCTGTCCAGTTGCTCCAGTTGCTCCAGTTGCTCCCGTCGTGCCCGTTGCGCCTGTAGCACCTGTAGCACCTGTCGCGCCATCTGCTCCATTCAGACCATCAGCACCATCAGCGCCTGTCTGTCCCGTGGCTCCTGTTGCTCCTGTTGTTCCTGTAGCGCCTGTTGCTCCTGTTGCTCCCGTCGCTCCGTCAACACCAATGATTCCATCAGCACCAGAAGGCCCCGTCGCGCCTGTAGGACCAGTAGGACCGACAGGACCACCAGCAGGTCCTGTAGGACCAATAGGGCCTTGTTCGCCTTTCGGACCCTGAACACCCCTTACACCTGGTATTGAAACAGTAACAGGGTTTTCTGTAGGGGCAGAAACCTTAATAGCGGGTTGCCCTTTCTGAACAACTGTTACCGATATATTTCCAGACTCAGTTACAACAATAGACATTACAGTGCTATATCATTGTTAACAGTAAACGACCCTTTAAGTATTGTTTTGGTGTCACCACCCACATTAGCTACTTGCTGTATTTCGTAAACGTATACTCCAGCATCTATTTTTGACATCTCTGTGGCAGATGAAGTTATAATGACTACTCCATTTTCTGATGCAGAAGACTCAGCGATAGCGATGGGTCTGTCGTTGTTTTTGTCTTGAGTTACACCTAAAATATAAGCGCCAGGAGTGTAAACTCCATTTATAGTAGACCCAGCATTGCTTCTGACTTGAAGGAATATACTGTAACCACTTAAATCCAAGCCTTCTCCAGATTCATCTGTAACAGTTATTGACATGTTAAAAGAATCCCCCTTTTTGCAAATTATGTCGAGCCTTTCAGCTACGTCTAGATTTAGTTTTCTTGCCATCTTATTGCTTTCTTACCTGGATTAAACGCTCTTGCTCTATTGACTGTTTAACAACGCGAGAGTCTTTTCTGTCTTCTTTGAAAGACTCTAGATTTTTCATGAAGTTTTGCTCGTCGCCCTTAAGCCCAGCTACTACTTGTGCCTTTATTATCTCTAGCTCTTTTTGATTTTGGTGTCTTATTTTTTCTAACTCCATTTCAAACTGAGCTTTAAGCTGTATCTCCTGAGCGTTGATTTGGGCTTGTAGCTGAAGCTCTTGCATTCTAGCTTGACTAGCAGCTTGAGCTGACTGCTGTTGTATTTGAGCTTGCTGCTGTGAGTTTTGCATAGCTTGCTCTTGAAGCTTTTTCATTCTCTTCTTTCTTCTTACTATCAAAAGCCGCTCAGCCTGATTGATATCTTTCAGTGATCTTATAGCTATGGCATCTTCTATATCCAACTCTTTTTGTTGGAGTGAAATCTGTATGTTCTGTTCTAGGTAGGCTCTATCCGTGTCTTCCATCTCTTTTACCACCGTGACACCAAAGTTGTACATAGGGAGATCGCTAAAAGAACTAACAACCTTCATGTTTTCTTTCCCTATTGCGTTTTCGTACACAGAGTACAGGGTAGAGTTTGGATGTATTACCTGTATGCTTTTTACTACATCTTCACACACCTTTTTAAACAGCAGCAGAGATGAGTTTGTGATGTCGTATGTTGCGTTGTTGGAGGCGTTTATAGCTTGTTCTCTAACACCGACCAAAGCGTCACCTTTAGGGGAAGAAGCATCCATAACCTCGTTGATTCCAGTGACATCTCGAATCATTCTCAAGTAATGATTGTATATCCCTATCAACTCGTTTATATTCCTTATCGTGTTTCCTATCTCTCGTATTGGAGGGTTTTGGAATCCACCTTCTGGGTTCTTGCTTCTGTAGTAGAAAACACCAGTCTGTTCATATATGTCGTGAAGTTCGAGAGGTTGTAAGTCTCCACCTTTCCCAAGCTGAACGTTTTCAAGCCCCTCGATATCTATGATAAGACCGTCTGGCTTGGCTTTTGCAATTGCTTGTTGTATTTTAAGGTGGGTAAGCTGAAGCATATCCGCAAAACCAACACAGCTGTCAACCATGGATTTTGGGATCATCTCGTTTATGTTGGTAGCAACGACAGAGTAAGAAAGTCTCGCTCTGGATATGTCGTGAATATTTTTTGGAATATTCTTCTTCTTACCGTAATTAAAGATGTATCCATCGCAGTCCAGAACATAAGACCCCTCGTATACAACCTCGATGTCCATTGTTTTAGACCCCTGCTTGTGAATGTTCCCTTTTTGACCAGAAAACCCTTTAAAGTAGAAGTTTTCATTCCCATACTTGTTCACCCGCTCCTCAAAGAACATCTGCTCAACACACTTGAATTCAAAGTCAAGTACGTCTACCATGTATTCATCGTATCCAAAGGCATTGCGACCCATTGTAGACTCGTAGCTGTACCGATTAACAAGGTCAGGATCATTTCCATACTTGTTCTTTACGGAATGAGCTATTTTCTTCAATCCTTCTTCATCAATATCATCCCCAGCCAATCTTCTAAGCTCCTGTATAGAAACTCTTTTAATGTGACCAGCATAAATCAAGTCATCGAAATTAGGATCTTCAGTCTTGCTGTGAACAAATTTAGCTGGGTCAACATAGTCTAACTTTATACCGTAATTAGGGTCGTTAGATCTTTTTACAACAGCTAATCCAATCGAAGCAATATCATTTACGCATCTCCTATACGTTCCATCAACAAAAGAGTTCCACGTAAGTGTAGTGCTAGTGGCTATCTGAGCAGATATTTCAGCATCGGTTTTTATATTTGAACCAATGAAGATTTCTGCTTCCTCCAACGTTTCTGGAAGCTTTTCTGGGTCGTCAGCAATAACAACACCAGTTGACTGCTTCAAGTCAATAAGCTCTTGTCTGGCTTCTATTTGAGCTTTAATCTTGGATTTACGTTCGTTCTTTTTCGACGAAGAAATAGGATCGTTAGCCTCTAGGTTTGGGTAAGGGTCTTTGGAAAGTATCTTGTTCACCACCACACGAACAAACTTGGGCAATATTGGCACTGGCGTGTAGTCTATGTTAAGCAGAGTGCCATCTCCATCGTTAGGATTTAACGTGTGTAAAAGCTGCTTGTATATTGAAGTGTCTTGAATTCCTTTTGCGTACTTCCTGCACTTCTCAAATATTGCGTTTCTTTTAGAAATAAGTGAGTTTGACTCATTGACCTTACCCCATTGGGCCTCTATGGCTTTTGCGTATTGGATTCCATACTCTTTGTTCTCCTTTTCTATAGGGGGAGATAAGGGGTCTGGAAATCCGTTTGATCTTTTTGTATTATTGTACATGTCGAGTAGAGGCAATATCTATATTTTGCAAATATAGTAAATCATCCGATGGGCTTATATCTCCTAAAAAACTGCTTGTCATCAAACTTCTTGGCTTCCTTTTCTTTTGGTTTTTGAGCGGCTAAAAGTGCGAGGCCAGAACTTATTGTCAAGTCAAATTTGGTTCTTTTGTCTATCTTAAACTTTATCCAATCCTCTAGGGTCTTATTGAAATACATTTTTCCAGATTCACCCGTTTCATAATTATTTCCGACATGATAGTTTATGTACTCCTCAATTGCTTGAGCATGAGCATGTATAACGTCTTGAGAGTTAGATGGGATTCCTTTTGTTTTGGTGTTTGTTGAGTAAGAACTACTCAAAAGGTGACCTGGTCTTTCCAGAAGGTATTCATCATATCCTCTTTGCTCAAAATACCTTGCTATTCCGTACTTGTTGTTTTCTATCAATATCGGATACCCATAAAACACAGCACACATGAGAACATCTTCGTAAAAAATCCTAGCTATGTCTGGTCTGGACGCATACTCAACAACGAACATGTTTGACGGCCTGTTCATCGAGAATTTATTGTACATGTGCAAAGCACCTTTAGACCCCCTGCCGTCTACGGTCGCATCAATGTCATACGAGTCAACGCCACCAACCCCATAACTTGAAAATGGTGGAGATGGCTTTCCTCTGCTTATTGAGATCACGCTTCTTTCTTCTTCTGGCGGCATCCAACAAACTCTAAATCGACCATGAGGGGTCGGGTTAAAAACAACCTCTTTGTCCTTCTCAGCCCAAGAGAAATTTCCAACGACCACTGGGTTGGGATAAAGATCGTTGTTGTAGTCTATCTGCTCGTATATCTTACCTATATTAAACAGACTGCCCTCTACGCTATCTCTAAACGCTTCATCTTCGTTAAACGGAAACTGCCTGATAATTTCGTTGAGTTCTGACGCATTATGCTTATAAGACTCTCTTTCGTTCTTTAAGTAGGTTTTAGCCCCAATAGACACATCCACCCCGTCAAGACCGTGTATAGCCTTATCTGGGTCTTCTACTATTGCGTTTCCGTAAGAATCAAAAAAACCCTCAAGCGCATCGTATGCTGGAATAAATATCCTGTATAACCCGCTTTGAGTTCTCCCGTTAGCATTTCGCTCATAAGGGTTGCTTGCCTCCCAAAGAGTCCTGTATTCCTCCCCACCGTCGCTCATTGGGTTTACCGTACTTCCAACAAGAGCTTTCCCGACTATGTTTCTACCAACAATCAAGCAAGTTCGCTCAATTCTCCAAGCCTCGGTTATGTCTGATGGATCCTCCCACTTGCCAGCCTCATCCAAATAGAGCATATGAAGCTTTTCACCGTCATATGCGTTGTTGGTTGTGCTTTTCCAGTTTACAACCGTGTTTAAAGCTTCTCCTACGCTAGAGGTCTTGTTGTTCTTTGTTATTCTTTTTGATGGCTCTCTAAAAGCCAACTCCATTCTAGGGTTAGTAGTACCATCTTGAATTGGCTTAAAGAAGAACGGGTAAGACTTAAATATAGGAACCACCTTCTTCATGAAGATGTTTTCCTGAGCATCTTTACCAGTTTTTGACTGTATGCCAAGAAGCTTGTCTTTAACCTGAGTAGCTTCATCCACAAGAACTGAAGCACAGATATTAGTATAGCCAGAGCGACGACACTTAGTGTATAGCTGACCGATACAGCGAGGATCAGACTCGCACGCAGCCATGTGTAGAAATATTTCACGTTGAAAGGATAAGTAGGACGGGTAACCAATATCAATTTTGCTCCACTGTAAGAACATGTAGTGTCTGCCAGTAATATACGTAGGCACGCCGTTGTTGTAAAACCAAACGCCCTTACGACGGCGGTTAAACTCCTGTTCGATATATGGAGAGAAGCGATCACGGAACTCTTTTGGTTTCTCATACCACTCGTCCATGCTTCCAATCCTACGTAGCTCTTCTGGCATAGGTGTCCTTTCCCACAACTGCATAGATTTTGGCTTATCGTGGAATAAAATCTCTTTTTTGGGCGGTTTTTTCGGTAGGACAATGAGAAGCCCGTGGAGTTCAATGCATTCACCCAGCTCGCTATTGTTATCGAGAACAATTGCGTTGTTTTTACTATCATCTAATTTTATTAGCATCCGATAAAAACTTTTTTGACTTGTTTAATGCGGAGGCTATTACCTGATGCATATCGTAATACTTATACTCAGCAAGTCTACCTCCGAATATTACGTTTTTCTCTTTTAAGGCCATCTCCTTGTACTTACTATACCTGCTCTTACTTTCTTCATCATAACACGGATAGTAAGCCTCCTTGCCTCTAGAGTATTCATCTGGGTACTCCACACTAATAACAGTAGATTTTACTTTTGGCCTATTGGCTTTTAGAAAAAGCTTGTGTTCTATAACCCTTGTGTACGGCGTGTCTTCATCTGTGTAGTTCATTACAGCACAACCTTGAAACACATCCTGATCATACTGACGGTGTTCCCAACGAAGTGATCTGTAATTTAAATCTCCCTCTGAGTAGTTAAAATAAGCATCAATTGGCCCAGTGTAAACTATAGTATTAGCGTATTTGTTTAAGGAATGTTTATTCTGTAAATAGCACGTGTTTAGCTGAATATCGATGTTTTCATGGTCAAGTATATTTTCAATCATGCTCGTGTATCCGTTAATTGGAATTCCCTCATACTTATCGTTAAAATATCTTGAATCCCACTCAAACCTCAACGGAAGTCTTTTAATTATGCTTGCTGGAAGCTCAGACGGATCAACACCCCATTGCTTCTTAGTGTATCCTTTTATTAGCTTGTTGTATATCGTTTTACCAACAGACGAGATAGCATGATTCTCAAGGCTATTCTTGGGGGCAAGTGTGTACGACTGTGACTTTATCTTTTCTTTTGCTTCATGAGCAGTCTCAACACCCCAGAGTTGATTGAACGTCCACATATTAAAAGGAAGCGAGTATATTTTCCCGTTGTTGTTTGCAACAGGAGAGAATGCAGTATGCTCAAACTCAGCAAATCTGTTTACCCAATCCCATATGAACTTGTCGTTTGTGTGAAAGATGTGAGGTCCATACATATGAACATCAATGCCACTGGTTGATTTTTTTGTGTAACAATTTCCGCCTATGTTATCTCTCTTTTCAATGACTAAGCACTTTTTGCCATGTTCTGCTGCACATCTAGCAAACACAGAGCCAAATAAACCAGATCCAACTATTAAAATATCATACATCGAGAATAAGGTACGGTTTGGTTCCATTATTTGCTTTATTTTTTTTTATGCCAGCTTCTTTATAGTACTCAACATATCTTTCAGTACCTGTTTTGTAGACATCGTAAAGACCCAAAAACTCAAAACCATTACATATGCTAGGCAAATCTTTTATAAACATATCCTCAAGCTGTATACACTTGCTTTTAGATATATTTTTTATGACATGTAAGTTTTTTTTAGCTAACTCAAATGAAGATGAATCATAGCTGCCCATACTCATACTTGGAAATACGTTTATTTTCTTTTTAGAATTTAACAGCTCTAGCGACAATATCTCATAGAAATTCTTATCTACCTCTATAGTATCATGAAGTAAGAACCAATTTAGATCGTCTAGACCAATTTCAACTATAGACACAACAGATGTGAAATCAAATGAATTGTGAGGACATTTGTACGCTTTTACTGGAAACCCAATATCCATTGGTTCGTAATCACCATCAAAACCACCAACAAAAACATACACATCGTCTGGATTAAAACCAGAATTAATTATGGATCCAACACAAACAGGAATAGTCTTTTTGTAAAAATTCCTATTAGACGATATACCTATTTTTACGTCAAACTTACTCATATATCATTGTTGTTTTTAATATCTTCGGAAATAACGGGCATAATGTCAGGCGCTGACGACGTTGTTTGCATCTCGGTCTGGACTGCTTTTAGTAGACTATAAACACTCTTAGAGTTGCTTGCTATCCAGTTGTCGCCATACCATACTTTATATTTATCTGGCACTGGAATCCAATCATCCTTCCTCATGAAAATACAGCAACCCCAGCCATGCCCTATGTAATCGCCTGGAGTTATCCCAATCGTAACATCATCTTCGTTTATCTCGTATGAATTAGGGTGAATACCTATTACAGCCCCTTTATCATTTAAAAACTCTTTAACAAGAGAAATACCATGATCAAAATCAAGGGTTATGTCGTCGTTTATTATGCACAAAAACAAATTTCCAGCTTTCTCAACCCCAAGATTCCAAGCTGGGTTTACGTATATGTTTTCTTTTTGCTCATAGATACGTACCTTGCTATCTATATCAAAATTTGGTCTAGAATTAGGCTCGTTATCTATTATGATAAGCTCGCTAACGTTATCGCTAGCGCATAATGTGTTAATCAAGCTAACCGTCCTATGTGATCTCCACATTGTTGGCATTATTACACTAAACATTGCTGAGCTATTTTTAAGTTATTTTGAATTCTATTTTGGTCATATTCTGGTATTGACTCAAAAGTTTTAGATTCAACTAGAGATTTCAATATGTTCTCAGCTAAAGCATGATTACCTGACTTGATCGCGGCTAGCGCTGTTTCATCGTATATCAACCAATCATGAGCATGCCTATTAAGAAACAAAGCATCAGAATGATGTTTTCTCATCTTTAGGATTTCAATAGCTAGCAAGCCTATAGCTAACGAAGATGTGTGTTGATCGCAAAGCCTAAACGACTGCATCAAACAAAAACAAGCTTCCATTCTGTGTGGTCTGTAGTTCCATGCTTTTGAATATAATGCAATCACGTCCGAACCATTAGAACCAAGTATTTGACTAAGCCTTGCAACCTCATAAAGAGAGTAATACACCTCTTCGTCCCATCCGCCCATCGTAGATCTTTTTCTGTAATACTTAATGGCCTCTTGAGTTTTTCCAGCGTCCCTACAGCTTTGAGCTAAGTAAAATACAGTTCTTGGGTTTGTCTTGTCTTTTCTATACTCCTTTAGCAATCTTTTTGCGTCATTCTCGTATCTTTTTTGGTCGCTACCCGCTCTTTTAGCCCCAGACGTAGATGCTTTCACAAAAACACCACTGAGCGTACCTATTTTTTGCTCAAAACCTACAGGAACTGCGACCTCATGAATTTTGCCTTCGTATTTATATTCCCTGTCTGACTTAAAAATCAGTTGGCGGAAATAGTCTATCGCGCCCATTTGGAGTTTGACATGAAAGGAATCATAGTCTTTTAGCTGGTCTAGCCACGATTCGTTTTCTACAACGAACAAATCATCAGCGTCCATAACTAGGCGATACTCACATTTACCTTCTGAAAGCTTCATGCTTTCCGTCCTATTGTGATCGAACCCAACCCATTCAGATTCGTGCAGTTCTCCTGGGATGCCAAAGCCATCCATTAAGGCTTGTACTTTTTCGACCGTATTATCTACTGAGCCTGTATCTACTATCACCCAGTAAGATATATAAGGGGCTAAAGGTGTCAAGCATCTTTCGATGTTGTCTTCTTCGTCACGAACAATCATGACCAAGCAAAGCTTGTTGTCTTTCATTTTGCGTTTTTTTCTGCGAAGCCAGCGCCAAAATCTCTTTTATCGCTAACCCCACCTGTTTCATTTAATTCTTTGTGCATTTGACTAAGCTCTTGGTATTTCTTTATGAGCTCTTGACAGTCAACCGCTGTTTGCTTTACAGACTGGAGTTCGGCTTTTCTAGCGCTACCCACAACTTCTTGATCTACTGGTCTTTTAACCTCGTCTATCATGTTGTTTATAGCCTCCTCCATACTGCTCATCAGCCTCTCAATAGCGGATAGTGTAGTAAATTCAGTTTTCTTCGACATACAACAAGAAATCTGGGTGTAACCTGAAATACTCTATACCGTCAATTTTAAATCGGTAATCACCGTTTTTCTTAAACCCTACCACATCACCTTCCTTAATGCCTAACTCTCGGCATTTATCGCATTCAAAAGCTACAGTACCCTTTCTGTGATCATTGTCATCTTCAAGGCTAACAAGCTCTATGCCTAGATGATTCAACCATGCGTCACACTCTTCTTCCTTTTTTTCAATGGGTGACAAAACAACCCACCCCCCTATTGGCTTTATTTCACCTGTGTCTTTCTTTTTTACGGCGATGCACTGGTTATTAATAGTCAGATCTGGATCGTAGTTAACCATGTAATGGTTTTCTAGACCATAAACCTTTTGCTCTTCATTAAGAACAACCAAATGATGAAAATACAGCGTGTCACCAACCTCTATGTCGGTTTTGTATTTGATTGGCGTGTGAGTGACCTCACCCTCATTTACTCTGTGGGCAAACTCATTGAATTTGGTATCGAGGTAAAGCTCTGTGCCGTTAGATAGCTCTATTGTGTCGTTGAATCGCTTCTCTAACTTAACCACAAAGCGGCTGTACATTTTCATTGCTCAAAAATTTAAATCGAATTCAATTATAGAAGGCATCTCATTTATGGCTTTCCATAAAACCTGAGAACCAGACTCTTCTTGCAAATATATGAAGTACCTTTCTTTTTTGTTTACCTCATAAGATCTTTCATCAAATACGATCGCGCAAACTTTACCAGAATTTGGATCGTTTTTTCTAGCGGGCATACCGACGTAATACGCCATAGCGTTCTTTGGGTCGATCCCAACTATTATCTTTCTAATTATTCCGTTCATCAGTTCAGAGATATTCCGAATTCATTTAAAAAATCATCCAATCCTTTATGCTCCTCTTGAGCTTGATCATATGCATAAAGCAAATGCGGTATTAACGCCTCAAGCTCTTCCTTTCCGTATATGTTGAAAGCAAAAAAGGTGTTAGCCATAGCCTCTTCAGACTCAACGTCCAAATCGTTTATCACGGCTATCATGTTAATGAACATAACCTCATGTTCGAGTTCATTCTCCTCGATCATATCTTGTATTTCACTAATTTTTTTCTTTGCTTCGTTTATGAATTTTTCTTTTTCTTTGTTGTTAGCCATGAGAAAGAGGGATTATAATAAGAGGTTTATGTTCAGGGATTTCCTGCTTAAAAATAAGGAAAAGACCAGTAAGAACACGCTGCACAACATAAAAACATTCAAAAACTCATTTTGCAAAAAGAATAACATCTCGTTTGCACACTTAGAGTTCCTTTTCTGGGCGTACAACTATGAGTTTTTTACTATATCGCACGCATCAAAATCAATCAACATGACTAGAAATGGCTTGGCGGACAGATACATATATCCGTTGACCAGCTCTGGGTATCTGTTTAAGTATTTTGATCGGCTTACAAAGCCAGAATACGAAAACCAGCTCTTTAGAGAAGACACCAAGTTTAATTATCGCGTTAGGTATGCGATATCCCAGAAAGGGATAAACCTAGTCGACAGGTTTTACAGAGACATAGATCATCTGCCTTGACCTCTGTAAGCCTTCTTATACTTTTTTGAATTCTTGTTCTTTGAAGTTTTCGTCTTTGCGTGAACGCCAGGGCGGCTGGGATTCGCGTTGCTGGGGGAGAAATCGTTATTTTTCATTATATGACTTTGTAACGAGTTTCTCCATTCAAACGGTACGCTTTTAGCACGCGCTTTCTGTTTTTGTCGTTATGCTTGTAGGAAACGTGTACCCATGAAGGGTTTTCATCGTTACCAAACTCCCATATCAATTGATCAAAATCTAGATTATCTCTTATGTAATCAAATATCTGCTTATTGGTTATTTTCCCGTACATGTCAGCGTCTATGTCGAGAGCATTCCCGCTCATATGCTGAGATGTTTTGGACCCACCAATAGCGGTATTTAACTTTTTACACCTGAAACCAGATGATATCCCGATGGGAACACCAAAGTGATCTCTCATTGGCTGAAATATATTTTCAGCTATGCTTTTCAGGTTATTTATTTCTTGATCGTTGGGGGTGTTATCTATCCCCAGTCTTTCGGCGGTGATGCTCTTCACCGCTTCGCTCAGTGTTAGGTTCTTGCTTAATTTCATTTTTTTTTCAATCGTAGATTGAACTTAGCGAAG